TATAGGGATCTTCTTCACAATGACCATCACAATATATAGTCATGCATTAACCTAAAGTGAAACGTTTAGATCAATAAACCAACGGCAGTCTAGGATTTATTTCTCAGTTTTAGACAGCTGTTGGTTTGTATATTGGAGCCCTAAAAACGGGCTCTTTTTAGAACTCACTATTGAGCAGTTTGCGTCTACTGCTTATCTACTTGGTATGACTGTAGTGTCATATATGCAGCCTCTGCCCTCTCTCTGGGGCTGGCAGTGAGTAGTTCAGCTATCGAATATCGCATTGTTTTATTCCAAACGGCTGTGTCCTCCACGTCATCATCTGGTTCTCCCCATTTGACGATTGCTAGATTTTGTACATAAGCGTCAAAATCATGTTCAATGGCTATCTTCTCTACCTCTAGAGAGGCGGCAGGGTCTGTGCAGTAGAAGGGAGCGTTGTTCCATGCTATCTCTTCCGATATTTCTGCCCATCCAACCTTCCCAACTGGGGATATTAACCGATGGAACTTTTCTATCTTTTCGACTGTGTACCCCATCAACTCCGCCAGCTTACGGTTAAGCTCCTGATTGCTTAGTGTCTGTGTCTGTACCTGTAACTGTGTCATGACTCCATCCTCCTAGTAATTTGAGTTGCTTCTCCAAATATTTCGATTAATCGTCATTTCTTCCAGTTCATCTTTTAGTCTGGCTATGGTCTGCTGTGACTCTGTTAGAGCAGCCAGCAAGTCACCCAATGTATCCAATCCGATACTTAATGTCCGTTCTCCACGCGATACTCCGTTTGCATGTGCCTGTCTTATCTCTTCTATCCGTTCTGGTGTCATGCTCATAGCACTTTACCACCGTGTCGTTGCGACCGCGTGGCGTTATAGGCCATCTTTTCTTCAATCGCTTGTTCCAGATCAATGCCGTAACGACCGCAAGCGTCAAATACGCGAATCACAATGTCGGCCAACTCCGAAGGGATGCCGCATGGTTTCCAATCAGAGTTACGTTCTTCAGGATTGCAGTATGCTACGCCTGCTTTTGTTTCGTACCATACTTCTCTTGGTGAATGTCCATTTCGGAAATCTTCCAGCGCCTCTGAAGCTTCCGAGTGGATCAGAGCAATGATTTCTCCGAAGCTCCGATCTTCTTCCCACCAGCCTTTGCTTACTGCATTGTCATGCGCTTCTTTTACTAGTTCATTAATTGACATCGTTTATCTCTCCTTATTGGGTTATGTCAGTTTTTTTGTGCACTATCTCCGTGCTAATCTGTGGTAATATTTGCGTCTCTGATCCTTTCGGTGGATCCGTTCCAGACTGATCTGCCGCGAGAATTCCTTTTCTATCTCCACGACCTCTGGGTAAGTGGTTCTATTTGGATATACCGCATCCCATTTACCTACAATTAGAGAAGTTTCTCCGTAAGACCAATTCCGCTGATAATCACATGTCCGGCATTTCTCGTCTGTTTCCACGCATCCAAATTCCTCTGACCAGCTTTGATTTATGAGCTTTCCTCCACAGCAAGGGCAAATGGGATCAGGCTCGTTATATTGCTTGATGTAATAGAAATCTTCATTCGATACAAAACGTTTCATTTGCCGCCATCTGGTATTCATCTTGGATACACCGCCTTGATTTTGTGATTGACCCTGTTCTTAGGTCTTTTCCGCCGCCGTTTGATTTCAGCAATGGCACTACGTTTATAAATTGGTGCAGCTCCGTCATCGTTATAGGCAATCTCGTAAAGCTGTCCAAGCGTTGCTTTTTTCCAGTTCACCCCTGCACCTCCTTAGAAATCAATCCGGTTCCGAATGAACTCCCTGATAGATTCAACATCCGCAATCAGTTCTCGTAGGTTAGTCGCCTGACTAGAGCTAATTCTCATCTTCAAAAACTTCTGAGCTGCCCCCTGAACATCTGGGAAATATCCATGTGTCTTAAAGACAGGCTTACCTTCCGTCTCTCCCTTTGCGGGTTTAGAAATGGCCCCTGTGTATTCCTTTAGAACAAACTCCCGATCATCAGATTCAATATAAAAGCTACCTTCGATAAGCACCTTCATGTGTGTTCCTCCCTAAAATAAGAACTGTTGTTCCTTCATATGGGTGTGACTGCCCGCCACCGCAGGCTTCCCTGGGCGTTTGCTAGGTTTTTTCGTTTTCTTCTTTTTCGTTTTTTCGTACTCCTTATATGCCTCTGGATCAATGATGGACCAGATTACTTCATGCTGGTAAAGAGGGTATGAGTCCATTGGTCTTCCGTTCCGCACCCTATATATCGCCTCACATATCTTTGCGATAATATAGGCATCTACAATGTCATGACTGGGATTCTCGTATCCGAAGTGCTTCAGAGCAGCTACAGCCATTGCTTCCTTTTTGGCTTTGCCTTTAAGCAACACCTTCGATCCCGGTTCCCCTATCCAGCTTTGGACATCCACATATTTTTTTACCGCTAGTGGAGCTATCTCCTCAAAGGTTAACCCCTTTCGGGTAATCATCCCTTCCAGTCCACCGTGTATTTTAGCAGTGGTTATGAGCATCTGTGAGCCGTTTGCAACCCCTTCTTTTAGGATTACATCTCCAGGTTCTAACACGTTATAAAGCTGGTTCTCAAGTGACATGCGCTGTTCTGGAGATATACCACCTTTAACGTCTTTCCCTTTCCCTCTAAAGGTCACTTCAAGAACCGGATTCCCATCTTCATCGAGAGCAACAACGGCTGTTTGAGTGGCTGGATCTATACCTACAAATCTCATACACTCACTCCCTTCGACTCCAAGGGATCAAAGGTGTAATCCCCATGTATTTCTCGCGTTTTTGGTAGCTTATACGCCGTTTGTAGTATTCAGCTGTTTCCTTCCTAATCTCTAACGGATGAGCTGCACATACTGGCACAAGTGCCCATGTGAGCGTTCCTGCTTCTTTACAGTCTGGCATTTTACAAGATTCCATTTACTGATTCTCCTTTCAATCATCCAGCCAAGCCGATAAATTAACCACAGTCTTTGGCTTCTCATTTTGGGATGCTGTTGGCTTCACTGGCGGCGTTTTTGGCTCAGTCGGTGTATTTATGACTGGTGTTTCTATTGGCTTTGTATCAAGCTCAGATTTGCTAGTGATAGGTTCTAGTTCTTGGACTGTCCATCCGAGAATCTTATATTTGTCTCGTAGACCGGGGAATATTTGAATCAGCTCACCGCGTCGATACTCCAGTAACCTCTGTTCAACAAAATCATAGGTCCGCTGAAGCTTGGCCTTTTCCTCTGGATCAATAAGAGGATCCTCCAAGATTACTGCCTTTTCTACTAGCCAACCGAGAGACTTTTGATATCCTGCCTCATCGGTTATTCTTCCGTTGCTGCTCATGTGCTTTCACCTTCTCCGCCAGCTTGTATTTATCGTCAGGCGTTAAATTCACGAATCTACCAATATCCATTAGAAAAGCCATTTCAAAGGTTCCCGTTCCGATATCACGACCTTTGGCAACGATGAATTCCACAATGCCTTTCTTTGGGGTATCTGCGTTGTAATAGTCATCTCGGTAAAGGAAGACCACTACATCAGCGTCAGACTCAATGTTTCCCGACTCTCTCAAATCCGACATCATAGGTCGTTTATCCGGTCGCTCTTCACATTTCCGACCAACTGCTGAAATAGCAACCACACAGACATCAAGTTCCTTAGCGATTCCCTTTAGTTCTTTGGTGATATACCCAACTTTTTCAGTGTTCTTCGAAAAGTTTTGTTCCGTCTCTATGAACTGGAGGTAATCAATATATACGATGATATTAGGATGCTTTTTTCGCAGCGCTTTGACCTTTCGGCGGATGTATTCGACTGTAGCCCCATGTTTGTCATCGATGTATAAGCTACGCCCCGTGATGATAGTGATCGCTTTGCTATAGGAATCCCAGTCATTATCTGACATCATTCCGGACTTAATCCGTTTACTCTTGATCCCTCCGACAGCAGATACAAGTCGCTCTACAACTTTCAAGGAGCTCATTTCAAGGGAAAACATTACAGCGGTCCATCCGTCAGCCGTCACAGCATCAATATCGTTCATGACGTATTGAGTTTTACCAATGCTGGGCCTTGCCCCCCACACCTCTAAATCACCTTTTTGGTGACCTCCGCTAAGCTGGTTGATATCTTCACAAGCCATCCTTGCTCCAGTAATCCCACTGATACTGGCACGAGAAGCGACTGTATGTGGGTGTCCTTCCAATAAGGAAGACACATGGATAGGACCGTCTTCGTCTCCTCCATGTTGCAGCTCAGCAAGCTCAACCATCTTGGCTTGTATGTCTGCTACATCCCCACCATTTGTAGCTATCTGCTTACCAAGCTCCACCAAATCAGCCTGTACCCTATCAACACGAACTGCTTTTTGATAATAGGCAAAGTTCGAAGCGTGTGGTGCTGACTGTCTTAGTTTGACGAAATGGGAAATCCCGCCGATCTGCTGCAAGTTCTTGCCCCACTTATTTGCAATCAGTACCATGTCATAAGGGTTCGAAGCTTCTTTAAAATGCTCCTTCGCATACTGAAGGACAGTGAATATCTTTCGGTTATGCTCTTCTTCGCTGAAGTCCTCTTTATTTAAATAGCAGTCGTCCATTAACTCTGGATCTTTCAGCAGAGCCCCTAGCACAGCACGCTGGGCTTCAAGGCTCATCGTCGTTCAACCTCACTTTTGTAAAGAAATTCTCAAGGTACTTACTAACACGTTCGGGCATCGGCTTTACATTTTCAGTCGCATGATACTCCATCAATTCCAATGTGGCTTGTTCTTGCTCCTGGCGTTGAATCTCGTAAATAGTCAACGGCTGATGCAAATCCTCACGGATCACATCTGCAATTCGTGGAGCAAAACGTGATGTGGCTATATGATCTCTAAGATTGCGCTGTGCTCTGTCATAAGGAATCTCTTGTAGGAATAAGTGCCAAACCTGTATAACTTCATTGCTGATCGCAAACTCAGGAAACGCCGTTTTGATTACCGCCAGTAAGCTGGAGGTCTCCTGATTGTTCATTTGGTGTCCCTCCTTGGCTGAACTGTTTCAGCAGCTCCATCTCTTCTTGCTTCTTTTGATCTTTGGTTTTAAAGGTGGGCTTTTTCTGATCCTTTTTGATCCAGACACGAAGCGTCTTATTATGATCCTTCTTGTGCTGGCTCGGCTTTTTATTGCTTTGCCATTCATCCAAAGCTTCTATCGTGTCGTCCACTGTTGTTTTCCCGAATTCTTCACAGAGCTTTTTATACTGCTCTTGAGTAAGAAATACAGTGTCATGAAATTTGGTCTTTTCAGAAGGGATGTCCATATCTTTAATCTCTTCTTTCTTTAAAGTTTTCTTTTTAGTTATCTTGGGTGGAGAACTCTCCCCCACTAATGGGGTACTACTCTCCACCACTGTGGGGTATGATTCTCCACCATAAGGTTTCTTTACTACTGGTGGAGAATAGTCCCCCACAATCCATTGATCATAATTTTTGTTAAAGGATAAAGTCCGTGGCCGTGCTCCATGTCCTTCTTTTACTACTAGTACAACTTTCCACTGGATCAGTTTTGCTAGTTCTACCTTCACACCTTTTATATCTGCTTCAATTGCCTCTGCAATAAAAGAGGCAGCTAATTGATGTGACTTTCGTTTAAATCCATATGTGTACCGCCATACAATGTCGATTATTGAACGTTGAATGCCATTAAACCGTTGCCTAGCTACTTGCTCTAAAATCTCATGAGCAATAATTGTATAGCCATTTTCAGTTTGCGGACTTGCCATTTACCTCACCTGCTTTAAGATGGTAATCCGACATCTTGGTTAATGATCTGCAAAAGTGCAATGCGCTGACTAATCAACTTCTGATTGTCTTCCTGTAACTGACCAACCTTCCTAGCGAGTGTGGCTATCTCCTGCCCAGCATGCCCTAAATCAACGAGCATTTGCTGTTCACGTCGTTTATAGTCATCGAGTTGAAGCGTTGCGATTGTTAACCGGTCCAGCAATTTTTTGTTGTGTGAAAATATGATAGTCATTTCAAACTACCTCCAAATGATAATGAGTTCCTTCTATATATCCACGCTTCCGAAGTGCCGCTTTTACAGTCGCTTCGGCCAACGCTGGCATGTTGTTACTGCTTGATAAGTGAGTAAGATAAATACGCTCACCTTTTCCTTTGATCAGCTTCTGGAGCGCCGTTGCTGTCTGCTCGTTGCTCAGGTGTCCCAAATCACTCAGCACACGATTCTGCACACTAAGCGGATAATTAGATTCTCGCACCATGTCACGATCGTGATTGGACTCAATGATATAAATGTTGCCTTCCATCATTTCTAGCATCTCGGAGTCTACCTTTCCGGTGTCAAAGACCACACATGCACGTGGACCATCGTCCGGTTCGATAGCATAACCTACAGGCTCATAGGCATCATGATGGGTTTTAAATGGGTAGAGATGCATTCCATCCAACTCAATCATTTCATATCGCCCGAAACGTGTTTCTGCGACCCGCTGAAGCCTTTTGTCTACACCGGATATGCCCTTCCATTCTCCCTCTGTAGCCCATACGGGAATGTCATACTTATTAGCAATTGGTAAACCTTTGGTATGGTCTCCGTGAGCGTGAGTAATAAAGATTGCTGTGATGCTGTCAGGGCGTATACCAACTTCAAGTAGGCGCTTCTCTATCTTCGTTTTTGCAACACCTGCATCAATCAGGATGGTCTTACCTGATGTTGTCAGTGCGATGCAGTTACCGCCAGATCCCGATGCAAGAATGTCAATTTCCAATAGGTTCACCTGCTCTCTTTAACTTCCTACGTTTTCGGACACCGCCATTGCCTCCCTTTAATCCTCGAAAACAGCTCCAACAAACTCGTTTACGTCGATAGAAGTATTCGTGTCCTTTGACTAGTTCGCCGCCACAGACCTCGCAGTCTGGGCAGCAAACGTATATTTCTACTTGTGGAACATCATTCTGGGAGATCATCGTCTTGGGCTTGTGCAGCCTGTTTCTCGGCAATGTGAATGTCCATCAATTTCAGATACCCCGTAAGCTCCTGAAGCGTTGGAACATCACCTTTCATTTTGCAAAACTCATTCATGTGATCCGCCATAGCTGACTTATCGGTAATGCCCAACTGTGTGAATTTCTTCTTCATCTCAGCACGTGCTTGCTTCAGGCGATCCTCTTCGTTTGGCGCTCCACTCTGTTGCTTACCGCCTGGATTAATAACCTCCGGATCTGCTGTTGATGGAGTAATGTCTTTTCGCTCGTAATTCGGCAGATTATCCACGCTCGGCCCTGAATTGACGACTTCGTCTTCAGAAACTTCAATGCCGTACTGTCGCTTAAAAGCTCGTTTGATTGCGTGTTTTACAATCATGTCGTCAAAGTAGTCCTTCCACATCTGACCGTTTCGACCTTTAAGTAAATGCTCAACCTGATCGCTTCTGATCACTACCAAGATGTTTGGCATACCTTCGCGGTAGGCGATGCAATATGCGCCCATGGTCTTACCCGGGCTCATCATATTTGGCTCGTGTTCTACTTCTCCTGTGGCAACATTAGCTTTGAAGTGATCATTCTCCCTCACTTCTGAAGCGATAAATCCTTTGTATTGCGGGTGCGCTTTAGCAAGGGAAACAATGCCTTCCACAGCTATTTGCATGCTCATTACCGGACCATCCTTGCCGTTGTAAACGATGCAATAAATCTGATTAAGGAATGGATCAAGACCAGTACGGACACAAGTCTGCATGAAGAGTGCGAACTGTTCATTGCTAGTACCTTTAGCGATTGTAGATTTGATAGTGTCCAGGTGTTTCTGAGTATAAGAACCAACTACTGTGATCTCATCCTGAACTGCTTGTATTTGAGTGTTAGACATTATTTAATTGCCCCCTATTTGATTTCTAATTTTTGATCTTCTACTGCTTTAACAAGGATCAACTGACCTTTAGGCTGCTGGATCCGGAATACACTCTCACTGTCATCCACAGCTAACGGTGCTATGATCTCACCCATCTCACTGAGAACTGCGGCTAATTCAATGCCAGCATGAGCACGTTCAGAACGCGATAGTTTACTGTATGGCTTGTTGTCACGCTCGATCTCAAAGTTAGGCTGAGGATCTCCGCCTCCTTTCAGTGTCTTGAAAAGGCTAATTGTGAGTGTAGTGAACATGCCTTGAACTTTCTCAGCTTGAAGCTCAGCTTCTTTTGCCTCATAAGCTTTTAGAGCGTCAAGGATAAAGATACTGTCGTTGCGGCTGGTTAGAGTTTCTTCTTCTTCAGATCGCGCTTTGTCCAGGTCTTCCTGTAATGGTCCGCGGCGATTAAACCAAGCTATCGTATCAGCGGTTACGTCTCTCTTTTGCTCCAGTGCATTTCGTTCTAGGATCAGCTCAAATACATCAATCAGTTCTACTGCTGCAAGCTTTGCCTCTATTTCCTTTCTCTCTGCTACAGCCTGATCATGCTCGTTACGAAGTGGCGCTTTACGCTCCTCTTTATTGGCTTTGACAGCTTCGATAGACTCAGGATCAAGAGCTCTTTTACATGTGGGGCATTCTTCTGAGATAACTTCACCATGGACTTTCAGATAACGTTCCTTAGCTGCTGCTACCTTTTGTTGAGCTGAAGCAAGCGAACCCTCAAGTACCATGCGTTTGCGCTTTGGCTCGTCTGCCAGTTCGATCTTTTGCTGCAAGGATTCAATTTGTGAAAGCAGTTCTGCATCCTCTGCCTTCACTGCTTCAATATCTGCGGGCGCTTCAGGTAGTTTTAATAGTTGTCCTTCTAGCGCTTCGACCTTGCCTTGAGCTCGTTTATAGGCTGCGTCCTTGTCGGACTTATTCTTTGTATGGATGTCTTTCAAAGCAGGGCGTTGGTGCTTCTTGGTCAGTTCTTGTAACTTCTCAGCTTGAGGATTAAGTGCAATGTCTTTCAGCTTTTGCCCTTGGGTGAGCCGGCTCATTTCCGCAAATACTTCCTTGGCTGTTGGTGGTGTTGTAAACCTCATCATCAATTCGCGTTGTTTGCTCCAGTGCAGAGTAAAAAAGTAAGTGGGATTAAAAAGGGATAAGAACAGATCTCTATCGAACAGGGATTTAACAATTCCTTCGAAATCTCCAGACTTTTCTGGGACCTCGTTAATGTAGTAAGTAGCCTTGTTTTTCTCAATACCGCGACCTAGAAGGAACTGATTACTATCCACTTCTAGCAGCAGTTCTGCCTTAACAATGTCGTATTTGTAGTTGGTTGGCGTAGGATCAAGCTTGCTGCCTAGTACATCCGTGCCGTATAATGTCCATGAAATGAGTTCGAGGATTGATGATTTACCTTGAGCGTTGTCTCCCGTGATCTCTGTTCTCTCGCCAAAGGTAACGATGAGGTCACGGTGAGCTTTAAAATTGTGTGCGGTAGTAGATAAGAATTTAATTTGTGTCATTTGAAAAACCCCCTCCTAAAACATTCGATCTATTATTTCGATTAGATAGGCACTACTGATTTTGAAGTGCTCGTCCTCTAACTTCTTAGCATGCAATATGCTGAGTATCTGTCTAAAATAGGCAGCATCCATTCCAATAAGTTGATCCTCCAAGACCTTAATATCAGACAAGTCTAGATCGTGTAACTGTAGCGACATCTTCAGGTACTGTCCTGCGTTAATTGTCCATCCACGCTGAATGAACTTCCTTGTGCGAATAATTGAAGCTAAAGGATATTTTGATCCGTGATAGAGTAATTCTTTTGTTAGGATGGCTTCCAGTGCCTTAGCTGGTAGTTCCAGATGTCCGTCATCCGATCTCCACCAGCTCATTGCGTGAACAAAATCATAATTATCGTGAATCTCTTCCGGTGATCCATAGAAGCGAATGACCATTTGAATTTTGTTTGATAGAGTGATCGCATTGTCCGTCAAAAAGATAGGTCTGAACTTCACTTTCGTTTCATCCTCTTCTTCCTTCAAAACTTGCACTGCATCTTCCACGTAAGTAGTTGCCTCTGTAGGGTCAACAGTCTCGAAATACTGGTAGTCATCAGCATCACCTTCAGAAGCAATGCCAGCCGATTGAATTCTAATTCGGATCCTACCCTCTTCAATGATCACTCTTGGTTTGATATCTCTATCTGGGTTCAGTTCGTTAAATTTGTTCACGTAATACTTGGATACAGCCTCGACAGTCTCCTGATTTGTAAAGTAATAATCGTAATCATTGACAGGTTCACCTTTAAGCATCGATACTATTGATCCGCCTGTGATGATTGAATTTTTCTTTACAAGTTCTTTTACTGCTGGATCTTCAATGGAATCTACTAGCTTGTTGTGCAGGTTCTTGAAGACTGTTTTAATTGTCTTCCTTTTCATAAAACCGCCTCGCTTTCTAGTGTTTCAGGGCTCAAAACCCCGTTTTTGGCAAAAAAATAATAGGACTACGAGATTTCGCCGTTTTTAAGACCTTCCGATTAACCTTGCTCTCCCCCTTCAAATCTTTCTAGTAGCTCTCTATCTTTCGCATTAACCGTGACATGTCCCTCAAGGTTCTTGTTGACTGCTTGAGGATCGTATCCAATACGTTGCGGCTTGCCGTATCTACCAAACAGTTCCTTGCGCTGCATGTTATGTGCTGTAGTGCAATGATTGTTAGTGATTACGTCGGCTGTATAACAGCAATTGGGATAAGGGCATCTTACTGTGGTGCTGATGATTACTGTCATACACACACCGCCAGTTGCTCCTTAGGGGAAGACCAGATAGCTAGTACAGCATCACGATGTTTGCGGCGTTCCTTGATAGCAAGCTGTTCAGTTTTAACATCCCCTCGCCATTGAGCGTCTTTCTGAACGCTTAGCCAGTAAGCCATTTCTTGTCGATGAAATCTGAGAGAGTCTTTTTTTTCGTTCATATTAACTATGCCTCCCTACTCTGTGCGTCGTATTGGCTTCCAAGCAGAAATGTAATTCAGTACGTTTTGCAGATCCTGCCGGAGAATATCTTTATAACTCGGTACTTCCCAACGATCTTTTATTTCCTTGTGGAGTTGTCGGAACAACTCACTACGCTCCGATTTATCAGATTCAAGGCTACATACCTTTTTGTTAATTCCTTGCTGCAATCGCCGTTGTTGTCCGCTATCTAAGGTGATCTGCTTCTCTACTCTTTGTTCTATTTCATCTACACGTCCAACTATTAATTCTTGACTAGCTAACAAATTATGAGTTGCTTGCATAAGTGCTTTAAGTGGATCCATAGGTTTGTTGTTAAGCTGTTTTACACTGTAGTAATCGTCTACCAAAGCTTCATATGCTTCCCATGCTTGATCAGTGTTGAGTGACTTGGCGTGGAGCCATGCTCCTTTTTCAGTCCAGATGTAAATCACAGGAGCAAATTTAAGGTTGTCGTCATTTTGACGAGAAGCTTTAAAAGTTTTAAGTTCCTCCCCTTTGAGAGCGAAAAAGTGTTTTCCTTCAACGTAACGTGATTCATTACGCTCGAAATTTTTACTGATGATTTTCGTTTCAGTATCAAATGATTCCGCCAGTTGAGCTGTCGTTAATACACGTTGACCACTGTGTTCTATTGGTGTCGGATTGTTCATAAGCTTGTACCATCCTTTCGTTTTATGTGATCTGTGTAATGCTAATTATGGATTCAGCGGAATGTCATTCTTATCTTGTGTCTCTAGGAGACACCCCGCTTCAAAAAAATTTTCGACAGGAATTTTAAACAGTTGACTAAGTGTTACAATCTCATCAACATAGAACCGCGCATGACCATTTTCCTTCTTGCAATATCCGTTTGCTGAAAGTCCTAGTACCTTCGCAGCCTCTTTGGATTTCATTCCTGAATTCACTCTTGCTGCTTTAACACTAATCTTTAACATCCTTTCACCTCCTGCCGTATCGCGTTGTGTCCCCGGGAGACACCCATAGATTAGCACCACTTATATGCAACGTCAACCCCGAAAAGACACAAAATAATATTATTGTTGTATAAAGTGTCTTATCAAGGTTATACTATATTCAAACATTAGATGAAGGAGAAATTGAAATGACAGGGTTAGACGATAAAAAAACTTTTTATAAAATAGTTGGACAAAATATTAAAAAGTACCGTGACCTTAGAAATTATAGCCTTCAGTTGTTGGCGGAAAAAGTTGGAATTACAAAGAAAACTGTCCAACGTTATGAACACGGTGAACATAAATTTGATATGGATCGTCTTAAAGCTTTAGCGCTAGCTCTTGATGTAACAGTTAATCAACTGACAGAGGGCGCCTATACATATATGGGTGAAGAACAAACCGAAACCGAAAACATAAGTTTGCCAATTGTAGGTAAAATTTCTTGTGGAAATGGAGTTTTAGCGTATGAATCCATTGAGGGATATGAAACGACACCTCGTTCTTGGATCAATGGCGGAGAATATTTTTACCTAAGGGCAAGAGGAAATAGTATGAACGGAGCTCGAATTTTTGAAGGAGATTTACTGTTAATCAGAAAACAAGAAGAAGTTGAAGATGGAGAAATTGCAGCGGTACTTATTGATGACGAAGCAGTACTAAAGAAAGTCTATAGACAAGGGAACACACTTGTATTGCAATCTGCTAATCCTGATTACCCACCAATTATCTGTGGCGAGTCAGGTTCCAATATTCGTATAATCGGGAAACTAAAAAAAGTTGTTATTAATTTTTAGGTTTATCCAAAGATAACAGCCCGCCTAATAATGGCGGGCTACTTTTATTCGTCCAGATGAGTTGTTGACTAGAGCTCATAACTACTTAATCTTTTTGAACCAAAATCTAAATCCTATCTCGTTAGAATTATCGCAATATATGTAATACTTAGGGTTTTCAAAGTTACCCGCGTCAGGTTCTATCCCAGAAATATTAAAATCAAGTGTATCAATATTTCCGTTTATTTCAACTTCAAGCTTAAGTGGTAACAACATATTACTAACTAAAGCATCAATATTAATTAGTGCATCTCTCAATCTGTAAGTAGCCGCTCTCCCATCAAGATTATTCATTATTTCGAGACGATATGCTTGCTCAATTGCTAAAGAAAAATCTTCAAGCAAAAATGGATCAAGTGGTGAAATAACAATATTACTTTTGGATTGTAGCTCCAGCCTAACATTAGTCGCGTTGACTTGTGTTGTTTCTTCTGTAATTGATTTAAAACCCATGGAAAATCGCCCCTTTTGATTTTTATAAACTAGTGTTGTTTCTTGATTTCGTTAAAAAACTATACTATCTTAAGTAAAAAGATACCAATATAGTTTTCTATAAGTCAATGACAACAAGTACAGTGTAGCTTGTCTAGTGCCTAAAACGTAGGGCCAGTCTAAATCTAATTTTATGGAGTCTGATGGTAAGGCAACCCGTAACTTCGCGTAAAAATATTGAGATTAAGTCCACTACTTTATTTTCTTCTAGCAAATAGAACAAACGTTCCTCGCTCCCAGCACTTACCTGACCATAATTACTGTGTTGCCCCTTATAATTAGGTAGAGGTGAAACTATGTTTATATCCCCAATGTTGTTGAAAACGGCTCCTGATCCATTTTCGCACAGCGATTATATATTTGAACCAAAGATAGATGGACATCGTCTAATATATTCCCAAGAATCCGGTAAGGTCCGGCTATATACCAGACACGATAATGATTGCACTCAACAGTATCCCGAACTACATCTCCCATTTATGGATGATGTTGTTTTGGATGGCGAGGTTGCCTGTGTCGATCCTACAACTGGTGTTTCGGAATTTGAATCTATTATGAGTCGATTTCAGGCGAGACGAGCAGATAAGATCATCCAACTTACCGGAACGCTCCCCGCGTATTATGTCATTTTTGATATCTTGATGTACAAAGGTCAGGATCTGCGTGGGTTGCCCCTGATAAACCGTAAAGAGATACTGGCAGGATTAACTCTACCGTCTAATAGCTTTGGAGTAGTACCGTACGTAGAAGGTGTTGGAGAGGCATTATTTGAGAAGATCGAAAATCGGGGTATGGAAGGCGTAGTAGGTAAGCGTAAAAATAGCAAATATGAGACTGGCCGCCGCTCTCACGCATGGCAAAAGGTAATCAACTGGACCTATGCAGATGTTTTTATAACCGGATATCGCAAACAGGAATTTGGCTGGTTGGCTGCTGTACCATCCGGTTCGTCTGGAAAGTTACGTCCAGCTGGGATCATCGAACTAGGCACGTCACCTATTCATAAGCAGGCATTCAGAGGCGTTGCTCAGCAGCTTGTAAAAGGCGAGGACAAAGAGTTTGTACATCTCGAGCCAAGATTACGGGCAAAGGTACGAATGAGGAACTGGACCAAATCTGGCATGCTTCGAAGCCCAGTGTTTACAGAGTTTATCGTATAATCAAAAGCAGACCCGTCAGGCACAAGCCCGGCGGGTTATTTTATTTCTGCTCTAAATTCAAATCGCCTCCGAACAAAATGAGCTCCAGCGAGCTTAATAGAATCTGGTGTATACCCCTCTACAATTCCACCATAATCCATAAGGTGACCTATTGGGTCCGGTTCCATGCGAAACCATACGGATACCTTGGATTGAGCTAGGGCTGCTATCAGGAATTCAGCATCACTCTCTAAAACTTTGTATGTAGCGCTCAAAAAAATAATCACTCCTACAAAAAAAGTATCTAAAAATTATCCACCTTATGTTTCTCCATCAATTTATCTATCGTTAGATATTTTTCGTCTAATACTTTTCTTTCCTCTATATTTCTATTGAATAAATCCTTAAAGACAAAATTTTGAACATTAGCATTTACATCCATTAAGCATGCAAAAAAATCCAGAAGTCGATCATGCGTAATTGCAATAGACTTAACAAGTTCCGCCCGTTGTTCCTCTTTAAATTCTCTCCCTTCATTTAGAGAATAAAGGAATGCATTGTATCCCGTGTAGCTATTATTAATAATCTTGATCATTTCTTTAAATTCTTCCTGTAGAGCATATCTTTGTTTTACAAGTGGAAGCAATACAATTTCATATTGTTCCCATGCATAAGAAAACTCTAAGTACGAACTACTCGCAACGTTTTTAAGGTTTTCAAACTCTCTCTCATTATATGATTTTAGTAGTAAATAGTTCATATCAGCTTGGTACAATATTGATTCCACTTGTAAGCCTCCTAGATGTCTCCTTGTAGTATCAAGATACGTACAAAAATCGGAATTTTTTCTAATAGCATTATAAAGTGGATCCTTTATGAAATTGAAGGCACTTATATATGTAGTTATTCGCTTATCTCTAATTACATTTTTCTGACCCAATTTATATACATAAATCCAACCAGTTACTGTAACAGTCATTGGTATAATTACTCCTAATAACCATTTAATATTATCTCCAGTTATATACCCTAGCATCTCACTCATATCTCCCTAACCTTTCCTAATACAGAATATTCATTTGTATAATCTGAATATAATAGTTGTGGAACATTCTGTAAACGATAAAAAACAAACATCCGAAGTCACGGGCTTTTTGCTCCCCAACTTAATAATACGTGTTATTTACACGTTGACACGTGTAATAAATACGTGTATAATATAAGTATAAGGAGGGTTGAGATGAAGGCTTATAGTTCGAGGGAAATCATAAAAATTATCGAAGGAGACGGGTGGTACATAGTTGGAGTACATGGTAGCCACCATTATTACAAACATCCAACTAAGACAGGGAAAATAACAGTCCCACATCCTAGAAGTAGCTTTCCTCCTAAGACACAAAAGAGTATCCTTAAATCAGCAGGGTTGTAGAGGCGAAAGCCTCTCTCCCTAAGGAGGTTAATTATAAATGAGTAAAAAAGATGTTTACCGCTTCTGGGCGCTACTGGATACGGCAGACGAAGGAATTTCTGTTCGCTTTCCTGATTTGCCCGGGTGCCTAACGGCTGGAGACACTGCCGAAGAAGCGCACGCCGCAGCACGTGAAGCTCTTGAGGGGTTTATGTATGTGATGGAGCAAGATGGAGACCCCATCCCTAATCCGTCGCCGCTCGACGTCATTTTAAAGCTAGCAGACGCAACGGAAGCAGCATGTGAAGTCCAGGTATATATGCCGATTGTGAGGGATGCCATGGAAGCCAAGGCTGTGAAGAAGACGCTGACAGTACCAAAGTGGTTAAATGATGAGGCAGAAAAACATCATCTGAACTTTAGCCAAGTATTACAAGAGGGTTTGAAACGAAGTCTTGGGATCGACAAGCAACGCATTTAATTAGATACCTCCTTGCATACATTCCTATATATAGGATGATTCGCAGGACTAGCTAATACACCGCCTGATGATGACCGGATGGGCATCGGTCGAAACCATTTTGTGCTACGGCACAGGATGGTCGCGGAAACCCGCTACGAGCTGCTTTGCAAAGCTGCCCTTTACATATAATGTTCTTTGTTAAATACATACATAGTAAAATTCCTCCAATTCTGATAAACTGTCTATATTTATTGGATTGGAGGATGTGAAATGAGCAAAAACCGATCTATTCCTAAGCTTGTGATCGGCGGTGTTTTAATAGCTCTTCTGTTATCGAGTTGTGGAAAAAAAGATGATCACTCCTGGACAAAAGACAACACCGCATTAATGAAGCAAACAGAACTTTACTTAATTCAAGCTAGTAGCGTTTGGGGAATAACGTCCGAAGAAAAGGAAAGTGCCGTCAATGGTATTAATTCGATCATGTCATATTACGAAGGGCCAAATACAGATAGTTTTTCTTTGATTGCCAAAGCAATTGAAGAGGGGAACGCAAAAGAGGTTAAGAATATTTATGCAGATATTGGAGGGGACGTAACTTCATTCAGTATTCCAGAGTCAAGCGGGATACCCTCCAGCGCTCCCGTTTACACGACAGAGCCAGAAATCGATACCCTTACGGAAAATGCCACCTCATCACACGTACAAACTCCTTCTATTCACTTAAAAGGTACAGGTACAAAAGCCACTGACTCTTTCGATCTTGAGTCAGGTTATGCCATATTTGAAATTGATTATACAGGAGACGCTAATTTCTACGCGAATTTGTTAAGTCCTTCAGGTGATGAAATGTTGCTTGTCGCAAATCACGGGAAATATACGGGCAGATTATATAAGAAGCTCTCTGAACATGGCTCTTACCTAATAAACACAACAGCCGACGGAACCTGGTCCGTGAATGTGACTCAAAGCTACGCAGGGAAAACATACTCTTCTCCCGCTTCCATTTCAGGATCAGGAGATGACGTTTTTTTCGTGAATTTAGAAACAGGTAATAGAACATTTAATCTCGAAAACAAGGGAACAAAAATGTTCATGGCTGAACTGGATGGGAGATTGTTGGGCGTGGAGAACGGTAATTACTCAGGGTCAAAAGCCTTGTCAATTGAAGAAAAAGGAACTTACCCTCTTACGATAAAATCAGACGGACAATGGAGTGTTGACATCAAATAAAAAAATCCCTACCGACCATATAGGTTAGTAGGGCTTTGTCATAATCCCAATCGCTTGGGAATTTACTATGCGCTCGCATTAACAACATCCTCTACTTTGATCCAATCCCAATCATCATCATGACGAAACTTAATCTGACCACGCTGACGGTCAACCTTCATAACTATGCCGTGGATTGTTTTGTCTTCATATTCCCCAAACAATGTAAGTGTGATCGGACTACAATCCTCTAACGATTGAGCTAATACCTGTGAGATTTCAATTAAGACTTGAGGGTCTAAATCAGGTTTTTTACGAGTCTCCTCATTTAGAGCATCGTCAAGTATTCTTGCCTTATGTTCTGGCATAATCATACGACTGCCTTCCCATAGTCCATTAGCTTCTAATTTCCCAGCCATCTTAATACCCCCTAATGATTCATCCAATAGTCCGTGTTACTCGGTACGTTCTTAACTTTTTTTACCTCTTCAGGAACGTTATGCGACGGATTATCTTTTTCCCAGCCCGAGATAATACAAGCCATTTCAGGCGGTGTGTTTGGATTCCATTCGATGTAGTTTTCCTCCGTCAATTCTTTCAGTCCATTCCGAATATCAACTGGCATTCGTCCGCTCAATCGCTCTAACTCAGGTAATGATGGCATCCGTCCAAAGTGTCGTGAGTAATGATTTATGATCAGTAAAAGCTTACGCGGTGTATCACTCAACATGTCGCATCACCCTTAGTGCTCTTGGAGAACTCTCTTTACGCTCTATGTATCCCTTTCTCTCTAGGCGTTCAATGTACATAAATGCCGTCGATGTCGATAATAGTCCCATCTCTTCCGCGATTTCTTTAATGGTCGGTGAAAACTTCAGCCGGTCATAGAGGGTAACGATCGTGCTCAAAGCGTCCCTTTCCCTTTTTGTTAATTTATCCTCCATAATGACACCCCTATAATAAGAACATTTGTTTGTATTATATGCGCATAATGGATTTTTAAGCAATGGAAAAAGATTGCAGAGGTCGCTTCTTTGGTCATGATAATTTATACTGATCTAAAAACATAGAGGTGTCTTATGGATAAGAAGCTAAAGCAAAGTTTGAAGGTCGCAGCCGTGAGACGTGAATTAATTGTTATATGGCTCTTAAGTGGGGAGAAGATAAAGGGAATCGCGGAAGTGGCTGCCGATCCAGAGCGAGTGAAGATCAATACGATTGATGGGCCAGTATGGGTACCAATAAATGATGTGGAGAGTATTTCGCGCGTGGTACGACTGAGGGTGGAAGGTGAAACAGATAAATAAAACACCCCGCCGACCAATTAAGGTTGACGGGGTGTTTTTTAATTATCCATGTATCTACTGGCGGATATCCACTATGGGTGCTGTCATAGTGGGAGGTTTGAAACTTAAATCATGAAAGTCATAGAGATGATTACCAACAAGATAAATAGAACCAAAATTGCAGACGTAGATGTAAAACCTCCGCCAAACCCTCCAGCAAATTCACCCATCATAATTCCTCTTTTGTAATTGAATTCAATTTAGAAAAGACAGGCTTTTGTAATGATGACCAGCAGGATAAAGAGTACCAAGATTGCACCGGTAGATGTAAATCCACCATGGTGATGGTGATGTTCATGTCCAATTCCTCCAAGATTCTCACTCATTAGTATTTCCTCCTTTATAATTAGATACAAATCTAAGATATGCAGGA